GTGTTTCTTGTGGTTGCTGCATTCCTAACTATTAAACGAGTTTCCGACTATGACCGTGTTACCAGAATCCTGGCCGTTCCGAAGCCCGGAAAGCCAATTAAAGGCAAGCGCAGTTATACCAAGCGCAGTAACTATTGGAGCACAGGAAGAAAAAAGAAAACTTGAAATCCTAATTAATCTTAACGATATTGAAAGGGCAATGCTATGAGCGACTTTACACCTGAAGTAAGGAACAAGGCTTTATGGTCTGGTGATGCTAGACGTTTTGTTGAAGGCAAGGGAGGCGAGGTTTACGCTGAGAAGATCGGGTTGAAGGGCATGGATGACCTGAGTGACGTTGAGGCCGTGCAGATGGGGCTGGTGATGCAAGAGCCAATCATGCGCGAGTTTGCAAGGCGGAATCAGATTGAGTTCAAGGATGCAGACTATGCGCTATATCATCCGCGTGAATCCTTCCTGGCAAGCCACTTTGATTACATCAGTGCCGATGGAAAAACACTCTATGAAGTGAAGAATTTGGGAATCCATCAGCGGAAGAAATACGGTGACAATGGCTCTGACCATATTGACATTGGCTATAGAGTTCAGTGCCTACATGAGGCTACAGTTCATCAGATTGAGTCTGTGGTGCTGGTAGTCTGTTTTGGTGGGCAGGAGATCGTTGGCTATCCGCAGACATTCAGCCCCGATATGATGGGCATTCATATCAAGGAAATGGCCGAGTTTTGGGGGAGAATCCAGGCGCGCAGTTTTGATCCTGATACGATGGGTGATGCTGCAAAGTTGGTTTATCGGCAGGACAACGGAACAAACCTGATTGCAACCCAAGAGCTTGAGAATGATTGTTTGCGACTTTCCGCAATCAAGGCAAATATATCTGCGTTGGAGAAGGACGAGGCTGCACTACAAAAACGGATTCAAGGATACATGATGGAGTCAGGACAGTTGGTTAGCGTTGATGGCACTGTGCTGGCAACCTGGAAAACGTCAAAGGCAAGTAAACGATTTTCGCAAGAGTTGTTTAAGAACTCAATGCCAGATATATTTGATAAGTTTGTAGTAGAACAACCCGGCTCACGCCGGTTCCTAGTAAAGTAACTATCCGGTTCCTAATCAAGAGAGGCTATCATGGAAAACGTAATATCCATTTCCGGCAATACGGCAGTACTAGACCCAAAGATTCAAGATTCAATAGTCCTACGCGGCGATCTGTCCGGCCTGTCAGAAGGCCAGAAACGAGATTACTACCTGTATCGCTGCAAACAGGTAGGACTTGACCCTGCTGCAAAACCATTTGACCTGCTGACCCTGAACGGCAAACAGATTCTTTACGCCAATGCAGGGGCAACACAGCAGTTGTGCAGCATCCATAAACTTTCTACGCAGATCACGCACAGAGAGCGCGTAGATGGCATCTATATTGTGTCTGTGCGCTGCACTGGTGCCGATGGTAGGGTAAGTGAGAATCAGGGTGCTGTGGACGTTTCTAGCCTGTCTGGTGAACGTTTGGCTAATGCTTATCTCAAGGCCACAACCAAAGCCATACGCCGATCTGTGCTTGCACATTGCGGACTCGGAATGATGGACGAAATGGAAGTTGAGACAATCCCCGAAGCAAGGTGCACCCCGATGGTTGCCATAGAGGAAACCAAGCCAACCCAAGCGCCATCTGGAATTGTGTTTATGGTGCCTGGGGCAAAGGATGCCTATGCAAAGTACGCAAATAACGAGGAATGGGTGGCTGGATATCTGGATATGACCGGAAAGATCGCCGGTAGCAAGAAGTTTTCTACAGCCGAGAAAGAGGCAAAACTCAATGCTCTGGCGGAAGTAAACAGCTTCATCATGGAAACAATCTCCGCAGAAAGTAAGGTTCTGTTTGAGGTTCTGGATCGCGGGATTGCCAAAGTGCTAGCAGACATTAAGAGAGGCGGCGATGAGCCAAAACAATGAAATACTTTCTTACATGGCAAAAGGCAGAGAAATCACTCCGATGGATGCGCTAAAGAAGTTTGGCTGCTTTAGGCTGGCATCCAGGATTAATGATTTACGCAACGATGGTCACAAGATTCACAGGATCATGAAAGAGCGTAATGGCAAACGGTTCGCATCCTACTATCTGATTAAGAGGGCAAAATGAAACTCAAGAATGTTTATCTTAGCTACAACAAATACAAAGAAACCTATACTGGAACCATAGGTTTTGGCGATGATCATGACGAGGTTACGTTTACGTTGACCGAATCAGAGGCGGAGGACTTGTCTTATATGTTCCGTGATCGCTTAATCATTTTTAAAGATCGCTTCAAGTCTTTTACAGACAATATTGAACAATCAACAAAGGAATAACATGGAGCAGCGTGAGCGTAAGGAAGGAACCGGGGTACTGCTAACCAATCAGCGCAAGAAGGGTGCTGGCCCTGATTGGAAGGGTGAAATGCGCGTGGAACGTGCCTACGCTGCCGGAGAAATTATTAAGCTGGCTGGCTGGACTAAAGAGTCAAGTGTAGGTGTGCTGATTAGCCTGAAGGAAGATAACTGGAGACCGTCGCAGGAGAACAACGGCAACGTTAATCCAATCCCGGCTAAACGCATTGATGATGGTGACGTGCCGTTCTAATGTCAAAACTATCCAGGCAGCGCGGATCAAACTACGAGAGAGAGATTGCAGCCGAAATCTTTGAGGTAACAGGACACAAGGTAAGGCGCAATCTCAACCAGTATCAAGTAAAGGACGAAGGCGATCTTTTGCTAGGGCAGTTCCTTTTGGAGTGTAAGCGCCGACGCAAGATAGCTGTGTATGAATGGATGGAACAGGCGGAACGATCATGCAAGCAAAACCAGACTCCGGTGGTGGTAATGCGAGCTGATAGCGAGAAGTCACTTGCAGTAATGCGCTGGCCTGATTTGCTGAAGTTAATTAATGGTGAGATTTTGCCCCCGCAGTCGCAAGTGGAATCTGGCGCAATGCCGGATAGTTAGGACGTTGACGGGGCGCACGTTTGCGACACGCCCCACCTACAATTAGAGGACATTATGGCTAAAATATTTATTGCAACACCGATGTACGGAGGTCAATGCACAGGCGTTTATGTGCAGTCGTTGCTTGGTCTTGTTGGAGCCTTAACGCAGGCAGGGCATCAAACTATTTGTAACTTTATGTTTAATGAAAGCCTTATCCAACGAGCCAGGAATAACCTTGCTTACCAATTTCTAAAGGGTGATGCTGATTATCTGTTCTGGATTGACGCTGATATTAAATTTCGTCCAGAGGACGTTATCAAGATGCTGGAAGCAGACGTTGATCTTATTGGTGGCTTGTATCCAAAGAAGGAAATTAACTGGCAGTCCGTAAAGGATGCGGTTGGAAAAGGTAAAGATAACCTGCAAAACTTCACCGGCAGCTTTGTAGTCAACACTGTTGGCTATCAGGACAACCTTATTGTTCCGGTAGATACTCCTTTGGAAGTCTATGCCATTGGCACTGGATTCATGCTGACAAAGCGCAAAGTGCTCGAGCAAATGCGTGAATATACTGATCAGTACTCCAATGATATGAGCCACATGCCAGCAGGTGAAAAGATATATAACTTCTTCCAGGTTCCGGTATGCCCTGAAACCAATCGTTTGCTGTCAGAGGATTACTTCTTCTGCAAGCATTACCGGGATCATGGCGGAAAGGTCTATGCTGCGCCGTGGTGCCAGCTTGGTCACATGGGAAGCTATCTGTTTGAGGGGCAACTTGTATCTACGGATGAGCCTTGCAATGTGTGACGGAGACTACCGCCAGCAGCAGGAGGAAGAGGAAGAGCTGCAGCAGCGCATCATGGAGGTTTTGGATAGAGTTAAATCCGGCACCACAACCGAAGAGGATGCTGCCATGAAGAACGGCAGACTTGAGTTTTACTTGGGGAGGGTGAGTGACTCCCTATAAACGCAAAGAGGTCATCGGGGATTGCACCCTATACCTTGGTGATTGCCTTGAGATATTGCCGACGCTGGAAAAAGTGGATGCGGTGATTACTGACCCGCCTTTTGGAATTGGTAATTTTGTGCAAAGCAGCGGAAATGTTAGGGGCGATGCTGTTTCGTGG